TTGCCATAAAACGTGTACAAACGCTGCGGCGCCCAAGTCCCAGACACCGCCGTCGTGTTCAAACGATGCATACCGCCACGCGAGAACACACCGCCACGAGGGTCAATCTCAACATTCAACATGTCAGGCGACTCATTACGTGCCAACTGAAACTGGTCAGCACGCAGGTTCAACCCGCCAGTGAAATCATCGTAACGAACAACAGACAGAGCAGCCATTACGGACTATAATCCCTCAAAGTAGAACCAAGCGTCTGCATCCAACGACGCATAGTCGGATACTTGCGACCACCAGACATAAGCATCGGACGATGCGACGACGGCTTCATCAAATCCCGGCGCGCCATCGCCACACCCTCCTCAAACGACCGCTGATTCATCTGAGCCATCTCAGAATCCTCTTGACGCTGATACACGCGAGCCAACGCATAATACGCCAACAACACATGCATCAACGGGTCCATATCAATCTCAGTCGCCGTGTTCGTCAACCATGTGTACGACGGATTACGGTACGCACGAATCGTCAACGGATACACAACATCGGGCTTCGGGTACAGATGAATCTGTCCATCCCAAATAGCCCAGAAGTACGGGCGGCTGGCAACATCCGTGTTGCCCAGCCAAATCTCCTCAGCATCATCATACGAAATCAACGTAAACCGATTACCAGACGTCGAAGTATCAACAATCGAAATAATCTCTTTAATGTCACCGATATCGGCAATTGTGTACGCACGCTGACTAGCAACAGTGCTCAACGAATACGTCTCCTGGTACCACGGCCAGCGACGCTCCAACACCAAAATACGCTGAAACGCTTCCTTGATGAAGGTGTCCAACAGGCTGTTGGGCAGGTCAATGGTATCTAGGTCCGAAATGTCGCGGACCATCTGGCGAACATCGGCAAGATTCATCCGTCAGACTCCTTCATCATCTGACGCAAATGACCGATACAAAAATCGGTTCCCTTAGCCTTCGGACCCTCACAAGTGTCATTGTCCGCTAAACAGCGGTTGCGTCCGATGTACGGTCCGGACGGGGGTGCAGCCTTGGAGCCGCGGGAATGCGCCAAAGACGCATTCTCTGTGGCAGGTCTACCGTAAAGGGCGTGTGTAGGGACAGAATTGCTCATCATCTAAAACCCTTTTCGTAACCTGTAAATTCAGGGGTTGGTCCAGCGGAAGGGAAGGGGTGCACTGAACCAACCCCCAAAACTATTGCCTATCGTCCCTTCTTTGGCTTCACCTTCTTCACCCATTGCGGCGATTTTGCACCAGCAACTTTTGTGTACGCACGCTTCTTGTTGCGTGCACTTTCCTGCATCCGGTAACGCTTTCCAGGTCGTTCAGACGCAAGGTCACCAGAACTTTTTTGAACTCTGTTACGCAACATAAAAGCCATATTGTCAAGGCCAGAAGCATTTCTTGACTTGCTGTAATCCCCACGAGGATTGAATCCTTCCTTCTTCATGTCGCGCTCAAATCGTTTTGCGCCTTTGGGACCAGTGTAAATTCCCATACTTCCTAATTCGCCAAGCATCTTCGTGTATTCCTTGGCGATACGCCCTTCATAACGCTTCTGGTACCCACTACCATCCTTGCGGCTGGCATCAGCCTTCTTGGCAACAGCCTTCTTACGTGCAGCCATCTCTAGTACATACCTTTCTTGGGCTTCATCGGGGCGGCCTTCTTCTTCGCCCCAGCAACCTTCTTCTTCGGCGGATACTTAGACGGCTGCATCGACGACTTCGCTGCACCCTTCGCCTTAGCGGCGTTATCCAACTGACGGTACTTCATCGGCATGTGTAAGCCATCCTTTCATAACGGCATCAGGCAGGGGGCTTGCGCCCCCCGCCATCAACCAATCGGTATTACTTCTTGTAGATGCTGACAGTATCAGCGGCGGTGAAAACACCGACGAACGAGGACGAAGTAGCAGCCTCAACAACTGCATCTCCAACCAGCGTCACTCCGCTTGCACCAGCCGTCAGCGTGATGGCATGGGTGGCAGCCGCAAGGTTCACAACCGTGAACTCAAACGACGTACCAACCACTTCATCCGTGACAGCGGCACCCAACTGGGCACCAGTCGGCGTCGTCAACGCACGACCAGCAGTCGGAGTCATCGTGTAGATGACCGGACCGCCAGCGAGCAGCGTTGCCGCAGACTGGGTGGTTGCCTCATCGGCGGCAGCAACAACAGTTGCCTTCTCCTTAGCAGCAGCCCACGCCTCAATACGGGTACGGGTAATTGCACCATCTGTGCTATTAGCCTTCAACGGCATGATATATCTCCTTTGTTCCTAGTAGGGTCAGGCGGTCTGAGCCGTCAGTTTGCCCTGCTTAGCAGCGTTACGGCACGTGAGGTTGCCGTAGCACATGATGAGCGCGTAACGCGCATCCACGTCCTCAGGCTTCACGAATTCCGTCTGGGCGAACCACTTGTTGCTATGACCAACCAGGGTCAGGTACTTGCTGTTCAGCACGTACATCACACCCGAATCGCAGTGGACGTCGTACACAACAGGGGCAGCCTTGAACAGCAGGTTCTGGAATCCAGCATCCGCCGTCTTGGTGTCCGTGTAACGCAGGTTCGGCTGGAGCAGCGCCTCATACTTCTCAAACAGGGTCTGAGTCGTAAGAATCATGTCCGGGTGGTCGTTACCAACCGAAACGCTGTTGTAGGCCGTCGCCATCTTGGCGAGCGTGAGAGCACCGGCGCTGTTGTTCTCGTACGAACGCCACCAGGCGTTTGCCGAGTCCGTACGGTCGATGCCACCAACGGTTCCCGAAGCCTCAACGAGGTTTGCGAGACCGTTCCAGTCCTTGCCACCGTTGCCGGTGCCGTCTGCAAAGAACATGATGTTGAACGATTCACGCATCGACTCTTCAGCCTGCATAATCTTCGCTTCAAGCAGGTTGATAACTTCCTGCTCGCCATTGTTCTTCGCCTCTTCGATTCCCGAAATCGAGATGGACGCAGCGAACTGCTTCCACTCGTACTCGGCAGCCGAAATGCCTTCCTGCGGGGTCAGCGACAGCGAATCATATCCGCTGTACGAACCCACAGTGCTGTTCGTTCCGTAGATGAGCGGCTCAACAATCTTGGTGCCACCATTGAGCATACGGATGCGACCACGGTCCATGAGGAAGTAGGTCAACGGACGTGCAGTGAACACGTTGTCCGTAAGTTGCGAACGGTAGTTGGCAAGCGTTGTTGAAAGCAGCGCATCAAAGTTGCTGTTACCAGCCATTTGAATTACTCCTTAGTTGTTGAAATGTGCTCAGCCTTCAAGTTGCCGTTTGGCAGTCTCAAAAGCGTCGCGGATGGATTTGATGGGTTTCGAAGACACATCCGCAGACTTTGCACTAGCACCCTTGGAAACCACAGTTGCCCCACGCTTGGACTCAACAATCTTCTGCTGCTCCTGGGCGTTCTTTTCAGAAACCTTGGAAACAACTTTAGACTTCTCGTACAAACGGTCAAAAGCAATCTGCTTGTAAACCGCTTCCAGGTCGGCGTTGCCAGTCGCTAACGCTTTGGCAACAACCTCACTAGCATCAAAATCTTCGCCGTATCTTTGCGACAGAGACTCAATCTTGTTCTCCAATTCACGCATCGCCTTCTCCTGTTCAAATGCCTGAATCCGAGATTCCAACTGTCGATACTGCTTCTCCACAGGGTCCACATACAGTTCCTCATCCTCTGAGGATTGCTGCATGTTCACACCGTAGTGTTCTTGAAGCAGTTGCAAAGTGCTGTTCGGGTCGTTCTGCAAAGCCTCTTGCAAAGCGGCAGCGAACTGCACCTGTCTCCGTTGCTCACCCAACTCCTGCGTCTTGCGGGTATAGTCCGCTTGACGCTGGTAGCCGTTGAGCGCCTCAGAAAGCGGAACCTCGATTTCCTCGCCGTCAACAGTTAACTTGACGGGCTTGTCAGCGTATTCGTCCCAGGCGAAATACTCTCGCGGTTCACTATCTGAAGTATCACCAGTTTCCGCGCCTGACTCGACTTGCCCCTCCAGGGGTGTCTCGTCCACGTTTTCAACTGTGTTATCTACATCTGTCATAGAGTCCTCCTTCAGCGGTTGCTCTACCACATGTGTAAATCGTTACATAATCTGTTCGTTCGGCAACTGGGTAGCGGGCAAAGGTGCCCCAGAAGCCAGCAACTGATTCAGGATTTCCGGCGGAATATTCGACGGCATCGCCAAACCACCAGTCGGCGGCTGCTCGGCAGCACCCATGCCAGGGGTTATACCGCCAGTCATACCGGGCATCCCACCCGGCATGCCACCAGGCATGCCACCACCCATCTCCGGCATCTGGGGAGCCTGCTGAATAAACCCTTCAGCCTGCTTTACGCCAAAACCGTACTGGAGAACATACAAAGCCAAACGACCCATATCCACCATCCCCGTAGCAGCAAACGGAGCCATTGCATCCACAATCTGGAGCGCACGCTGACGGCGGAACGACTCATTCAACGGAGTCGTAGACCCAGCCTCCACCTCATAGTCAAACTCGCCCTGAATGTAGTCACGGTCAAACGTCAGCCACAGCGGCGAAGCCTCTGAGCCGATGATTCGGACAGCCTGCTCACCCGTCATGTACTGCTGTGCAAGCATCACCAGACGGCGACCACACTCAGCAATACCACGCTCAATAATCGCCAGTTTGTCCGACGCACGAGCGTTGGACGCATCCTGCACAATTGCCGCCTCAGTCGCCGTACGACGAATCTCCGGCATCGCACCCTGCTGGTACTCGGTGACACCGGACACACGGTTAATGTCGTTGGAAATCAAATCCGACTGATTATAAAACTCGGGCGGGTTAATCACAGCCGGCATCGGGGCAACCACGTTGCCGATGCCATCCTCTGAAATAACTGGAACCATCACGTTGTCCTCATCGGACTCCAACGCGCTACGACCATCGGCATCAAACGCCGACTCCTTATACAGCCACTTACGCGAATACCGCTTACGATGATTCATCATCTGTGTACGAGTCTCATTCAACTCGTGCTGCAAAGGCTCAATCGCCTCCAACTCGCCCATCGGATAAAAATATTCCGGAATGTCATAGTTGCGCAGCATCACAAACGGATGACCGAACGCAAACGGAATCTCGGTCGGATTCACCAGAAACTTGTCCGACCCGTCGCAGAACACCGAGATGGTGCCACGCTCAATGTCGTACCATTCCCAAATCTCCACGTAAGCGTCCTCGGGCGCCGAAGAGCGCCGCGGACGCATCGACTCCATACCCCACTTCGTGTAATGACTCGGAGAAGCCTCCATACGCGCGGTCGAGTTGTAACGCTTATCCTTCTTTACCTCTTCAAGGGGTCGGCGGATTCGCTGTGCAATCCAGCGCATGTCTTCCACCGACGTTGCATCCGGGTCAACGTAAACATCAAACGGAGATACTCTCTCAACAAACGGACGGTCCTCTTTGATAATCAGATTCGACTCAGCCTTAGACTCAGGCTCCAAACCAGCCACCTCATCAGAATCGTTGTAGTTCTGTTCAGCGACACGCTCTTCTTCCACATAGCGGTAACCCGTCTTCAACCAGCCATGCCCGACAACCATCATGTCCTTCACGGCACGACGGAACTCTTTCTGGCAGTCATAATGACGCCACCAATAGTTCACAATCGCCTCGGTCACAATCGCCCTGTCCGCATCCTCAGGACGACGCGCATTCACCGTAATCTTCGGATGGCTGACGGCCACCGAAGGAACAATAATGTTGATAGTGGAAAACGCGATATTTACAAGAAGTTGGTCCTCTCTCGTATCCGTTTGATGATGCTTACCGCGGTACAGGTCAATCATCCGACCCCACAAATCGTCCGACCGTTCCTCACGCCGCCAACGCTGCGAATGCTCCAACTTGTTCCGATACCTACGAAGCAACTCAGAGTTAGAAATCCTAGCCATTGTCATCCTTCCGGTCCATATGCCAATCAATGTGTGCGTCAATCTTGTCCGACACCTTGTCAACCTTCCTCACCAAAATACGCATCAACAACCGTGCCTCATTATGTTGGTCTGTGTTCTCTTTGCGCAACTTGTGCAGCAGTACAACTAGCGGTCCCGTGATAAGAGCAACAACAATCGGCACCACCACATTTTCCATGTCACACCCAACGGCTCCCCACCGGCTCAGCGTTATAGCCGTTAATCTTCGCATCCCTCACGGTCTGCTCCTGGCGTTCACGAACAGTCGGACCATGAAAGTCCTCCTGCCCATACGTAAACCCGAGACGAATCGTCTTCACATGGCATTTAAAGCAAACAGCACCCCTGTGGGGCAATTCCTCAGCCTCAAAAGCACGACCACAGTTCAAACAATCAAAAGTCTGCATCACCCTTAGGGTAATTCGTTACGTTCGGACGTTAAACGACCCAATCGGCACCCGTTTCGGCTTCTCATCCCGAATAATGTGCTTTTCCCACCAAGCCAAAGTATTCTTCTTCACCGGACCCTCAGACCTGTACTCCGGCAACCACACATACTTCAGCATCTGATTACAAATCGCCAACGACATAACCCGGTCATCATGGGGCGACCCATGCATCTTCCCGTTCTCTTGGCGAACAAACGTTCGTAGTTCCGCAATGGTGTTCTTACAGCCCACCCACACCGACTGGTCACGAATCGAACCAGCCAACTCGTCAATAGCCAAAGGCTTAGAAACACCAGTAGTACGCCAACCCAAAGTCTCCGACACCGTCGGGTTCCTGTGTCCGAGTTTGCGCTGCCGGAACAGGTTCTTGTACCCCACGCGCTGCAACCCCTTCAGGGTTGTCAGCCCGTGGTTATTCGACTCCACCCCAACAAGGGCTTGATTATAAAACCAGCCCAAAGCATACAAAGTCTCCTCACCAAACAGGTCCGCATCAATGTGTCCATGCCAATGAGCAGCCAAATCACCAGTGGACGCATTGATGATGTGGGCAGAACTGTAGTCACCGTACCCCAAACCTTCAGCGACGTCTGCCCCAATAACATACACTTCACCGAGGGCTGGGAACTCCCAAATCGCCAACTCGCCCCCATCCTCACGGAACTCGTACACATGAGCACCAGGCAACTTGTGCAGATAACCGCGATACGGTTCCACTATTTCCACTTCGCGCAACATGTCCAAATCGAACACAGGACGCCCCGAACGAATAAACGCCTCATC